GAAGCGCCGTTCCCGGAGCTGCTCGATCCGCAGCGCACACCGCCCGCCATGCTGCCGTATTTGGCACAGGATCGCGGCGTTGCTGAGTGGGATGGGGACGCCTCGACCGAGCTTTTGCGCCGCACCGTGGCGAACGTGTGGCCGATCCGGCGCTTGGCGGGCACCCGCCACGCCCTGGTGCTGGCCGTGGATGAGCTGGATTACGACGCCGAAGTTATTGCGTGGTACGACGGGAACGCCGAGTTCGCGGATCCGTACCACCTGGAGGTGATCGCCTGGAAGCGCGGCAATGCGCCGATTGATCAGGCCATTACTGAGCAAATGCTCCGAAACCTGAGCTATGCGAAGAGCGAGCGTGACGAACTAACGTTGACGCTGGCACTCGGTGCCGAAAGCGCCTTCGGGCTGAGCGGTGCGGCTGATCCCTCGGTAATGGCACGCGATGATTCGCCAGACGGCCGCATCCTTGCCAGCCCTACGGTGACCGCCACGCTTTGCCCGGTGGCGGTTGCTGAGTCTGCCAGCACTACGTTTGATGCCAATCCGGCATCAAGAATTACTGCCAGCCCTACGGCGGCCGCCACGCTTAGTGTCGCGGGTGCTGCCGCGTGGCTGGTGTTCACCGATCATGAGGGCTAACGCATGAGCATCTTGCGATACACAAATGCTGGTCTGGCTGAGCTGATATCGGCAAAAAACGAAGGGTTAAAAGGCGCGATTACCCATGTCGCGGCGGGCACTGAAAAGTACACCCCTTCTCACTCACAAACACGCCTACGCAATGAGCGTGATCGAGTTCTGGTTGCCGACTATGAGGATATTGGTCCGACTCAAATTCGGCTAGCGGCGCGATTTGATAGCGACAAAGAGTACGAGGTTGGCGAAGTTGGTTTTTACCTAGCCAGCGGCACGCTGCTGGCTGTGTTTTCCGCACCGAATACCACGCTGACGTATAAGAGCCAGTACTCGCACTGGCTGCAGCGCTTCACGCTGGATTTGACGCCGCTGCCCAGCGAGAGCGTGACGGTCAATGTGGGCGTGCCTAACGTCAACCTTCTCATGGCCGCTGAGCTAGCCACGGTGGGCGCGGCCACGATTAGCAACATGGCACGCCAGACCGACCTGCTGTTTCGCGTGATGGAGCTGGAAAAACAGCACTAGGAGACACGATGGCCACTGCACCCACGCTTGCCCTGATCGAGGGCACCACGCTGGCGTTTTCTACCGAGTGGGCAACGGACGACGAGGCGCGCACGCCGATTGATATGACCGGCTGCACGGCGCGCTTTGTGATTGTGCCGGAGGATTCCCGCCGCGCCCTGGTGGAATGCACCACGCAAAACGGCGGCATCGAGATCGACGTGGCCACCGGCACGATCAGCATCCGCGTTGCGCCTGAGCAGACCGCCGAGCAGCTCTCGGACGCTTGGAAAAACGCCCGCTATGAGCTGCGCATCACGTTCCCCAGTGGCGATGTTTACAGTCTGCTGCGGGGCAAGGCCACGCTAACGCCTGGTGTTGCCAATGAGTAGCCAGCGGGTGGTGGTCACGGTGCCGGTTGAGCGGATCGTCACCGTGCGCCTGGGCGATACGGTGGTAGAGGTTCGACAGCCCGCCGCGCCGCGCCTGCAGGTACTGACGTTCGGCTACCAAGGCCCAGCGGGCACGCTGAGCGGTAACGTGCTGCAGCGGGTCGAGCAGACCAGCGCCGATGCAGCCGCTGCCCGCGAATCAGCAGATACTGCCGGACTGGCAGCGGCTACCGCCCAAGAGGCGGCAACGGGAGCCGTTGAGAGCGTTAACACGCTGATACGCTCACTCCAAAACGCATTTGAATACCACGCCGGAGCCATCGGCGTTAATGAGGAATAGAGGCCACCATGGCACTACCCACCACGATTGAGACGATGCTGACGGCGGTGAATAACCTGCTGGGCACCATCGACGGCAAGCTGCGCAACAAGGCCAGTAAAACCGAGCTAGCGGACGGCTTAGCGCTGAAAGCCAACAAGAGCGAAACGCTCACGCCCGCTGAGATCGAGGCGCGCATCCAGTCGCTGATCGGCAGCGCGCCGGAGGCGCTGGATACCCTGGTCGAGTTGGCCAACGCGCTAAACAACGACCCGGATTTTGCCAGCACGGTGACCACGGCGCTGGCAGCGAAGGCCACTAAAGCCGAGCTGGAAAACGCCCTGGCGCAGCTCACCGACGCATTCACCCAAGGCGCTGCCACGATCAGCGCGGCCACACCGGAGTAAACACCGATGAGTTTAGAAAGCCAAATCGCCGCGCTTGTCAGCGCCGCCAACAGCCTCACCAGCCAAGTGGCTGGGAAGATGAACCAGATCGATCAGAAGGTCGACGAAGCAGTCACGAGTGTTCCGCGCACTATCAATGAAAAAGCCTATTCGCGGTTCTATTTAGACCCGATGGCTGGCAACGATAGCAATGACGGCCGAACTACGAACACCGCCAAGAAAACGCTACTAGCGATCGAACGAGAAATGGTCGCAGGCTCGGTCGTTGTCATAGAGCTTATGAATGACCTGATAGTCGCAGCGGATCACACGTTTAACTACAACCAGAACGTCTGGATCAGAGGGTATGGGGACAGGGTTCCGAAGATAGTCTTCACGCTCTATACAGATGCAGAAGGCTATCATCGCTTCGGATCACTGCACCGCTGGAAAAATGTGAGCCTGTCGTTCCAAGAGATTCAATTCGACATAGACACATCCGCCGCCAGTGATGGGTTTAATTTCAGAACCAGCAGGAACAGTGCCATCCAAACCAATGCCAGCTCTGCCCTGGCACCCAATATGTATGTGCGTTTCAGAGCGTGTGATCTCTCCTTGTTTATCGAGAAGTCCTATGCAGAGACAGGTGGCGCAGTGGGCGGAATGAAGCTGATGGAAATCACGAACAACTTTGCCGTCTTCATCGCCAGTAACACGACGTTTTCTAGTGATGAAGTGAAGAACAAAGCGGTCGTGTTCCGTGATGCATCTGCGCTGATAGCAACAGATAAGCGCCTGATTGTTTCAGATATGAACCTCGTTTCATAAAGGAGCTAGTGATGAGAGAAGTAACGTTTGTTTATCAAGGCAAGAAATATCTGAACTTCAGCATGGATCATGCCATTAAAGTCGGGGTGCCCGAATCCGTGTTGCGGAATGCGCTATCTATTGAGCTGGCATCCGACATCGACACCGCCGCCGGCAACGCCCGCGCCTCTTTCGTCTCCCCAGGCAGCTACATCGATCAGGAGTATCTGCTCGCCAAACAGGAAGCACAGGCCTGGCTAGACAACGGCAAAGACGCCAACGCGATCCCATCCAGCGTGGAAGACCACATGGCCATGTTTGAGGTAGGCGCCGAAGCGGCCGCCACCGAGATCGTCGCCACCGCCGAGGCCTGGGAAACCGCATTGCGCGAGATCCGCCAGCTACGGCTGGGGGGCAAAGCGGCGGTTAGCCGCGCCGAAACGATTGAGCAAGCCGAGGCAGCGGCCCAGGCGGCGATTGAGCAGCTTAACCAGTACCGGCCGCAAGAGGGCGCGCTATGAACCGAACCCATCTTGAACACGCGCTAATTGCGCTGCTGATCCAGTTTGCGCTTTACCCGTTCATTGGCCTATGGGCTGCCGGTGCGGTAGCGGTGGCGGTGTTCCTGGGCCGTGAGATCGCTCAGCACGAATACCGCTTGGCGGTGTTTCGCGGCTGGAAGTGGGGCGGGCCGAAGCCGGTGCGCTGGCATGAAGGTTTTTGGCGCGGCTGGACGCCTGACTCAGTACTCGATGTGCTGTCGCCGCTGCTGGCCTGCTGGCTGATTGCCTGGCTGTCCCGCTACTGCCCGCTGCTCAGCTAGCCGCAACGCTACCCGCTACACCGACCCGCCTACAGGCGGTTTTTTTGTGCCTGGAGAAAGCCTTATGGCCAAGCAAAAACCACAACGCACCACCTACGAGGTGCTGGTTGCCTTCCCCTACCAGGGCGGCTGGACGACGAAAGGGCAGGAGGTCGACCTGCTGCCCGTTGAAGCGCGTGCGCTGCTGCGTGCCGAACGCATTCGCGCGAAAACTACCACTCAGGCGGTCGCTAAGCCCGCTGCCAAGCAAAAGGCACAATGATGGCTGAGATTCCAAACTTTGAGCATAACGGCATCACGCTGGAGACGAATCGCCCGCCTGCGCCGATGGGGCCGCTTGGCCCTAACGTGGTGGGGCTGGTGGTCACTGCGCCGGATCGTGACCCCAGCGTGCCGTTAAACGTACCGTTCCGCATTGCCAACATGACCCAGGCGCAACTGCTGGACACCACCGGCGATGAAGGCGGCACCGGCTGGCATGCGGTAAGCGAGATCCTCAAGAAAGCCAGCGTGCCGGTTTACGTGGTGGTGGTGGAAGAGGGCGAGCTGCCGGAAGCGACCACGGGTAACGTGGTGGGCGGTGTGGATCCTGCGTCTGGCCAGCCGCTGGGTATCGCCGCCCTGGCAGGCTGTGCGGAGGTGCCGACGATCATCGGCGCGCCGGGTTACTCCGACGAGAAAGCGGTCAGCGATGCGCTGGCCACGCTGGCTCGCCGCATCTACTGCCGCTTTGTGATCGATGGGCCTGACGTTCAGATCAGCGAGGCGGTTGAGTTCAGCGAGACGCTGGGCGGCGAGGGCACCGGCTACCGCCGCTGCTACGTGGCGTATCAGATGTGCGAAGTTTACTCGCGCGCGGCGCAGGGCAACGTGTTCGTTGCGCCCTCGGTGCATGCGATCGGCGCGTTGGCGGCTGTGCAGCCGTGGGAAAGTCCCGGCAACCAGGGCGTGCTGATTCAGGGCGTGTCGCGGCATGTTGACTACAACATTCTTGATAAAACCACTGACGGCGACCTGCTCAACCGCTACGGCATCAGCTACTACGCGCGCACCTCGATGGGCGGGTTCTCGCTGATCGGCAACCGCACGGTGACCGGCGAGTTTGTCTCGCACGTGGGCCTGGAGGACGCCATCGGCCGCAAGATCGTCGGCGCGTCGCAGAAGGCCATGGCGCAGAACCTGACCAAGAGCTTTATGGAGCAGGAGGTGCGCAAGGTCGATGCGTTCATTCAGGACCAGGTCGCGGCGGAGATCATTCCCGGTGGCCGCGTGTACCTGCACCCCGACCTGAACACGGTCGAGCGCTACAAAAACGGTAGCTGGTACATCGTCATCGAGTACGGCCGCTATTCCCCCAACGAGCACATGATCTTCCACATCAACGCGGTGGATTCGATCGTGGAAGAGTTCCTGGAAGAGGTGCTGTAAGCCATGGCAACTGAACGTAAAAGAATGATCCTCGGCGGCAGCCTGAACGGCTGGCCGCTGATGCACCAGCTTGAGGAGTTCACCCCGGTGAATATCCAGAAGGTGATGGAGACGGCCCAGGGCGGCCGCTTCGCACCAGAGCGGATGTGGGTCGGCCTCGAGGAGCTCGAGTGCCAGATCGTGCTGATGGGCGCCGGACTCGAGCTGGTGATCGCCCAGGGCATCACCGCTGGCGATACCGTCGAGCTGGACGTGCGCGAGTCGCAGGAGGATCTCGAGGGCAACACCTTTGCCGTGTGGCACCAGGTATCGGGCGAGGTGATCAACGTCGAGCGGACACCCTCGAAGATGCGCGAGAAGCCCCAGGTGACCCTGACGATCTCGCCGGTGCGCTCGATCATGCTCGAGAACGGCGCGACTATTCACAACATCAACCTGCGCACCCAGGTGATCAACCTGGGGCAGGGCGACATCATGGAGCGTCATCGCCGCAACATTTTGATGGCGTAACGCGCTGACTGCTGACCACACCGCGCCGTCCTGGTACCAGGGCGGCGCTTTTTTTTATGCCTGCACGAAGGATTGACGAGATGTGGAAACCCGACCCCCTGCCGCTGCGTTGGCCGCTGACGCTGGACGATGGCCAAGTGCTTAAAGAGCTGCCCCTGCGCCCGATTCTGCACAAAGAGCATACGACGCTACTAGCCGAGCTAGACAACCAGAAAGCCGCGCGCGCGGGCAACGGCGATGCGATGGACGATGCCGAGTATGACGAGCTCGCTTTTTTGGGGCTGGCCACGCTGACGACCGAGCAGCCGGAAAGCGTTATTTTGAAGATGAAGCGCCCCGACTTTAATGCGCTGGCCAAGCGGGTCCAGAAGATGGTCTCGCTGACCAGCCACCACTTTATGACCGCCGAGCAGCAGCGCGCGTCGACGAAGGATAATCCGGTGCTGTTGGTGCCACTGAAAGCCAGCGATGGCGTGACGTATGAGCGGATCGAGCTGGAAGTGCCCGACCTGATGGCCAGCCGGATGATGCGCAAGATCAAGGATCGTCTGGAGCGCGCGGAGTTCATCACCGCCAAGTGTACGGGTCTGATCGCGCATGACCTTCATCAGCTCACCGTGCCGGACTGGAACACGCTCCAGCAGCGGGTGAACGATTTTTTGAACGAGACGGCGGAATCGTTTCCCTTGCCGACATCGACGTCTTCGGCGATGTGATTCCGCTGGTGTATCAGGTAAGCGAGAAAGACCTGCTGAGCTGGCCGGTGGATAAAGCGTTTAGGCGTTATGAACTGGCCTTGAAGCGGCTTAAAGCCGGGCACTAGGAGCACGTATGGCGAGTAAGTACAGCGTTACTCTCGCGGCTGATGACGGCTATAGCGCCGCGTTCCGGGGCTTTGCCGAAGCCGCTGAAGAGATGCAAGAGAGCATGCGTGGCCACCAGGCCGAGCTGCGTGAGCTCAACCGGCTCAGCAGGCAGATGGAAGGCTACCAGAGCCTGCAGGGGGATCTATCAGCGACGTCCGCCGCGCTGGAAGATGCCCGCGAAAAGCAGGCGCGGTTAGCGCGTGAGATGCGCAACTCGGAAGAGCCGAGCCGACGCCTGCAGAATGAGTACGACCGGACGACGGCCACGGTGGCCAGCCTGTCGGCTGAGCATCGCGCTCAGACAAACGAGCTGGACCGGCTGCAGGGCAGCCTGGAAGGCGCGGGGGTCGACCTCAACCGCTTTGCTGACGAGCAGCGGCGGATCGAGGACGCGACGCGCTCGACGAACGCGGTGCTGGAAGACCAGCGGGCACGGATGCAGGCCGTTAGCGATGCTCAGGCGCGGGTAACGGCGGCTGAGGGCCGCATCGAGGCGAACCGGCAGGAGCGCTCGCGGCTGCGCGGCGAGATCGTCGAGACGTTGGCTTTGGGTTACATCGCTAGCCGACCGATGAACAGCGCGATGGACATGCAAACGTCCATGGCGGACGTGGCCAAGGTTATCGACTTCGCCGAAGGCGAGCGCGAGCAGTACGCCAATGCCAACCTGCGCCTGGCTAGCGACCGTTTGATCGCGTCGTCGGGCATCCGTGGCACGGACATTACCGAGATCCAATACGCGGCTGGCCAGTCGGGCATTTTCAACGACATGGAGGGCCAGGAGCGCTTTGATGGCGTGATGAACTTTACGCGTCAGGCCGCGATCATGGCGGCGGCGTTTGACGTGAGCGCGGGCGAGGCCGGATCCGCGATGGTGTCGTGGCGGCAGGGCATGAGCCTGGACGGCGACCAGGCGCTGGAGCTGGCCGATGCGGCGAACCACCTGGGCAACAACTTCAACACTACCGCCGCTGATTTGACGGAGCTGCTGACGCGCACTGGCTCACTGGCAGTGAATGCGGGCATGACTCCCACGCAGGCGGCGGCGCTGGGCGCGGCGTTCCTCAACCCTGGCACTAACCGTGAGGTAGCGGCCACCGGCTTGCAGAACTTTACGCTGGCACTGACTCAGGGTCGAGCGACGACGAACAAGCGCCGCGAGCAGTGGGCAGAGCTGGGCTTCGAGCCTGAAGAGCTGGCCAGGCGCATGCAGGAAGATGCGCCGTCAGTCATACGGGAAGTGCTTCAGGCGATTCGAGCTGCGCCCGAAGAGGAGCAAAGCGCGATCACCGAGACGCTGTTCGGCAAAGAGTCGATCAAGGCTATTTCACCGCTGCTCACGAACCTGGGCGAGGTGGACAAGGCGTTCAGCGAGGTATCGAGTTCGGCGCAGTACAGCGGCTCGATGTTGCGCGAAGCGGAGGGCGTTGCTGATACGAGCCGGACGACGCTGAACGTGATGACCGCCGAAGTTGATCGGCTGGTGACACAGATCGGCAACGGCATGCTGCCGGTGTTCGAAGCCGTTGCGCCACCGATTACCGCTGTGGTTGGTCTCATGGCTGACTTTACTGAGCAGAACACCGAGCTGGTCGGCGTGCTGGCCGCAGGCGCGGCGGGCCTGATTGCGGTGAAAGCGGCGGTGCTGGGCGTGCGTTATGCCGGGCTGCTCATCGGTCAGGTGGGTAATCGCGGTGCGCTGATGCGTGCGCGGCTAGACCAGCGGACGGCTCAAACGGCACTGATGGCCGATGGTGCGGTTGCACGGCTGAACGCCACGCTGGGCAGGCTGGGCGCGGTAGGCGGTGCCGCAGCAGCAGGAGGCCAGCGTGGAGGGCGTACCGGATCCACTGGATCCGCCGGAGCAGGCGCGGCGGCAGGCGCTGCCGGGGCTGCTGGAGCCGCAGGCGCGGCGAGTCGTGCTGCGCCCGGTGTACAAAACGGCTGGCGAGCATGGATGGCCAATGTGGGTAACAGCCGCGCAGGCCAAGTGGCGGGCAAGGTAGCGTTACCCGTTGCGCTCACTGCCGGTGCTATCGGTGTGGCCAACGCTGTTGGCGATGGCGATGCGGCCGAGGTGGGCAGCACGGCCGGTGGGCTTGTCGGCGGCATGGGTGGCTTCTGGGGTGGTTCGGCGGCCGGTGCCGCGCTGGGTACGATGGTGTTTCCTGGCGTGGGCACTGCTGTGGGCGGTATGGCCGGTGGTATCGCGGGCAGCTTGGCGGGTACCGCTGCAGGATCCTGGGTGGGCGAGCGTCTCGGCGCTGGCTGGGAGTGGGCGTTCGGCGACGATGAAAGCCCTGCTGCAGCACCGAGCCAGCAAGCTGCCGGATCCGGTAGCGGGGTCCTGGGCGGCAGCGGGTCGTTTACCCAGCAGGTGAACCAGGCGCGCCTTGCGCCCCAGGCGGCTGAGCCGCCGCCGCTGTTGGCGTTGCCGGTGATGCCGAGTACCGGCGATTCTGCGCCGACCGATTCTGGCAGTGCGTCGCCGAGTGCCAGCGGCGGGATATTGGGTAGTAGCCAGGCGTTTACGAAAGAGGTACGCGAGGCCGCAACGCAGCACCGCGAAGCCCTCGACGCCCTGGATGAGCGCCTGGCCAACCCGCCCAGCCTGCTGGCCGCACCGAGCGAGGTGGCGGGCAGCATCACGCAGACCAACCAGACCGACTCCCGTGTTATTTCCCCCACGTTCGACATCAAGATCGAGGCCAGCGGCGACGCTGACCGCGACCGTGAGCTGCTTGATCGCTTGATGGAGCGCTTACGTAGCGAGCTGATGCCGATGCTGGGCGCGGGTACCTCCGGCCTCGATGTGCGCCTGGGCGCTTCGTTAACCGATAGGAGTGACTGATGCGGCAACAGATGGCGTTAGGCGAGGAGTTCGTGTTCTCGCTGGGTAGCGGCTTCCCTTATAGCAGCCTGCAGCGCAAAAGCGATGGCGGGTGGATCGAGATCGACATCACGTATGCGAAGCCCAGCAGTCAGAACACCGGGCAGGCGCTCGAGCAGATCCGGCTCTCGGGCACGGCGTTCTATGCGGCGGGCATGCAGCGGCTGGATGAGCTGCGGGCGATGCAGAACGAACGCCGACCGTATGTGCTGGTAGACGGCCTGGGTAACAACCTGGGCCGCTGGAAAATCATGTCGGTCGAGGAGCAGCAGACCCGTGTGATCGACGATGGCACGGCCATGAAAGTGGCGTGGGTGCTGCAGCTAGAGGAGTTTGTCGACGATGCCGCGAGCAGTGATGACGATAGCGGGGGATAGCGTAGGGCGCATCGCTTGGCGTGAGCTGCGCCGGGACGATGACACAACGATCGAAGCGGTCTGGGCGCTCAACCCAGGACTGGCGGCCTACGGGCCGCTTTTGCCGTCTGGCGTGCGGGTAACGCTGCCGGACATTAAACCGCGCGCCAACACGGCGCGCCGAGTGGTGACCGCATGGGATTAGGTTACACGCCGGTGGTGCGCATCACCGGCATGCACGCGGACATGATCAACGACCGTCGCTTGATCGATTGGGAGCATATCGACGCCGCCGGGCTTGAATCTGACCGGCTGCATTTGACGGTCGACACGCGCGGCGTGGAAGGGCTGCCCCGCGAAGGCGAGCGGCTGGGCATCGAGTACGGCTACGCCGAGGGCGAGGTGGTTAACAAGGGTGATTTTGTGATCTCCCGCGTGACGCCGCGACTTTTCCCGGAGCAAATTTTGATTGTGGCCACGGCCGCACCGTTTCGCACGGCAGATGAAAGCGCGTTCCGGGAGCGTCGTTCGGCCAGTTTTGAGGGCACCACGCTGGGCGAGGTGTTTCGCACGCTGGCCAGCCGCCACGGATTTTCGCCACGCGTAGCACCAGAGCTGGAAGGGATCCCGGTCGCGCACGCCGATCAGGCAGACGAGACGGATATGTCGTTCATCACGCGCCTGGCTCGCGAGCATGACGCGGTGGCCAAGCCGGTGGGCGAGCGTTACGTGCTTGCCCGGCGTGGGCAAGTGAAGTCGATCAGCGGGCAGGATCTGCCGATCGTCACGCTCTCGGTACCGCCGAACAACCAGCCCGGCGAGATGGGGTTCACGAACGCAACGATGGAGCGCGAGGCGCGGGTGCGCTTTAGCGGCGTGCGCGCGGCCTGGCTGAACGGTGAAGAGGGCGTGGAGGCGACGGTGGAAGCAGGCGGCGAGCCGTTCAAGCGGCTGCGCCAGAGCTATGCCAATGAAAGCGAAGCGCGCCGGGCAGCGGAAGGTGAGCAGCGAAAACTCAAGCGGGAGCGAGAGAAATTGCGGGTGGAATGCCCCGGAAATCCGGCACTTGCAGCCGAGGGGCGGATCCTTCTCGACGACACTTGGCCAGGCTACATGCGGGGTGAGTGGTCGCTCGACCGGGTGACTGCGCGCGGATCTCGCCGATATGGCTACCGCTGCGTTTTGGAAGCAACGTGGCCAGAAGGCCGCGAAGAGTAGATCTAGATGGAGGGCGCGACAACGGTGCGGTAACACCGCTGCCGCGCTGACACACTCGATGCACCGAGTGGGCCAGCCATGGCCCCCCATGCCTGCACAGGCGCTGGGGAGGCTACCCGATAAGTAACTGACCCACAAGGACGAAGATGTCTAAACCATTCATTCAGTGGATGGGCGGCAAGCGCCGCCTGGCTAAACACATTCTGCCGAACTTCCCTGACCACCAGTGCTACGTTGAGCCCTTCGCGGGCGGCGCGGCGCTGTTTTTCATGAAGCAACCCAGCAAAGTGGAGGTGATCAACGACACCAACAGCGACCTGGTCAACTTGTACCGGGTGGTGCAGCACCACCTGGAGGAGTTCGTGCGCCAGTTCAAATGGGCGCTGGTCTCGCGCGAGATGTTCGCGTGGGAGAAGCTCAAACACACCGACACGCTAACGGATATCCAGCGGGCCGCGCGGTTCTACTACCTGCAGCAGCAGGGCTTTGGCGGTAAGCTCAACTCGAACTTTGGCATATCCACCACGTCTGGCCCTGGCCTGAACCTGCTGCGGATCGAGGAGAACCTCAGCCAGGCCCACCTGCGGCTCGCGCGGGTATTCGTTGAGAACATGGACTGGAAAGCGGTCATGAAGCGTTACGACCGGCCGCACACGTTGCATTACCTGGACCCGCCGTATTGGGCCACCGCTGGCTATGAATGCGAGTTCCCGTTCGAGGAGTACGAGGCGATGGCCACGCTTGCGCGGGAGGTGCAGGGGAAGGTGATTATCTCGATCAACGACCACCCTGACATACGCCAGGTGTTCGATGGGCTGCGGATCGAGGAGGTGTCGCTCAACTACACGGTGGGCGCGAGCAACAGCAAGAAGGCCAAGGAACTGGTGATTTACAACTGGTAGAAGCGAGAAACCCCCACCGCCGAGGCGGTGGGGGATTTTTGCGTGATATAGTTCTGGAAAGCACATCGTTGGGGAAACACATGAGCGACTATCCGTTTAACCGTCGATTGAAAGCGATCGCCAGCGCGCTGGAGCTGCAGGATCGGGACATTGCTCGCGCCGTTGTGCTGG